GACTTAACATCTTGAGGAAATAAAATGTCAACAATTAACCGACTGTCCAGTGTAGATGTCCTACAGCCAGGTGATCAGATACCAGTTTGGGATAGCTCCAACGGAGACACCCGAAAGGCATCAATGACCACCCTGTTGGCATTCGTTGAATCATACTTCGCAGACCCTGACTACAGCACCAGAATCGTTGCGCCAAATACCGACTACTTTACAGTTGATATTGGCAACACTGGCGATTCTATCTGGATGATCGTTAATCCAATCCTCAACTTTACCACTGGCGCTATCACGCTGCCGTCAACAGCCTATGCTGTTAATGACCAAGAGATCACAGTGGTATTCACCGCTGCAGTATTAAACTTCTCAATTACCAGCTCGGGCGCAACGGTTCTTGGCGCACCAGCTACAATCAACGGTTACGACTCGTTCAGGGTTCGTTATAACGCCTCTCAGCAGACTTGGTACACGCTTGATACAACCGGAGATGGCGTTGGCGGAGCGTCTCAAATTGTTCGGCAAGACTTTACAGGCGATGGCACGACAACCACGTTTGCATTGACAACCGCGCCAAGCGCATTGGGCAATGAGCTGCAAATCTTCATTGATGGCGTCTACCAGGAGCGTTCTGGTTACGCTGTAACTGGATCAAACGTAGTTTTCAGCGAGGCACCGCCCTTACTATCCACCATTGAGGTGCTTGGGTGGTCAATAACTATTGGGTCAGAGACCAGCGCCAACCTGGTGTCATATACACCCGCTGGTACTGGGGCAGTTGTAACCACTGTACAGGCCAAGCTGCGAGAGTCTGTATCTGTATTAGACTTCGGAGCGGTTGGTGATGGTGTTGCCGATGACACGGCGGCTATAAATTTAGCGTATGCCGCAGCGGCAAGTCTTCGAGCTAGGCTTTATGTCCCTTCTGGAGTTTATAAAATAACCTCTGGGCTACGGTGGATCGGTGAGGTGCCTGTTTACGGTGATGGGGGAGGACAGGGAACCCTCAGCGGAACGCAATTCCTTAAAGTTGGCAACTTCACCGCCATATTTATCTCTAGCTCAGAAGGCATAGAATATTGCGGGTTCTCTGTTGTTCAGTCTGGTGGGCCAGCAGGTGGTGGCGGCGGAAAGGGCGTGGATATTTATTGGGGAAACCGGATGAGGCTTCATGACATCTGGATAGAAGGTCATAGCTTTTACGGTTTGCACGTCAGAGCTGGAAATGTCGCGTCTTACAAGGACGTAAACATAAGCAATTGCGGGGATGACGGTGTTCGCTGGGATTCCGGTACGGGTTGGGGCGCTGGAAGTAATGAAGCAGGCGAAGGTTCTCCGGGCGCACAGACAGCACAAGGTTGTTACGTTGAGAACTTTGATATCAGGTCTTGTAACTCTATAACTGCTGGCGCTGCTTTTAATATTCAAATCGGTAGGCAAAACATTTACCAATCTTTAATTCTTCAAAATAACAACGACAAGGGTATCGAGGTCAACACCCAAGGCAACATCATCACATACTACTCTGAGAGCAATGGCGCATCTGAGTTATTTACAGCCAGCTCCCAAGGTAACTTTATAACCATCACCCTTAGCGGAGGTTATACCGATAGCGGGGCAGCAAACTCAATATTTGACTACAACCAAGCTGGTCAGGCCGCATTTGGTTGGACTAAATGTTTTATCAATAAAGGTTTATTCCAAGATCAAGATTTTGCGGTGGCATCAAGTCCTTGGCAAATTTATGAAACTGGCAACTCCTTGGTTCACGAATTAACAATTATGGATGCAGGTTCTGCTGCCAAGCAGGGAACCGTAAGAATTAAACACAGCGCAGGCTCTACAGCAAACCTGGCAGTAGAAGGATCTGTCTCCGTCAAGCGGGTATTGTCTAACGACAATGTTTTTACACTTGATGATACGGGGACACCTGATGTTTCCGACAGTAATTTGTACCTGACTGGTGGAACGACTAGCATTACAGATTTTGATAACGGGATTTTAGGTCAGACACTAAAGATACGAGCCAATCACTCTGTGACAATTGTTCATAGCGCGACGGTCAATCTGAGCGGGTCAGTAAACTACGCCATGACTGCTGGCGATACTTTGGTTCTGACCATGTACGAGGATCAGATTTGGAACGAAGACAGCAGGGCAGTGTTGTAGTATCAACTGGTCATTACCATATTCGCACAAATAAAGTTTGAGGAAGTCCAATGGCATTAACTAAAGCAACAAACAGTATGATTCAAGGCGCTCCGGTAAATGTGCTGGACTATGGTGCGGTGGGTGACGGGGTTACGGATGATACTGCGGCTATTCAGGCGGCATTAAATGTTGGTGGAACTGTTTTGTTTCCTCCCGGCACATATATTCTTAATGGAAATTTAACTATTGGGAATAATACGACATTAATTGGTTCTGGAAAGGCATCAACAATCCTGCATCTTGGGCCGTCAAACTATATACATTTCAGCGGTGATTATTCTGGAATGGAAAACTTGCAAGTTTATAAAACAACTACAGCAGGAAATTATGTGCAAGTTGGTGTCCTTAGCTTATCAGACCCAGCTCAAAGCAGATTTACAAGAATTGATAATTGTAAATTTGATCTTGGCTCATTTCCATCATTTGTAAATTATGCCTGCATAGGAAATTATAAATCTTTTGATCTCAGAGTTACAAACTGCCTTCTGACCACGGGTCATTTGTGTCTCATTACAAAATACTTTTCTAGTCAAAGAATAACTTTTGAAAATAATGTTTGTGATTTAAAGGTAGGCGCTAACGGAAGTGCGGAGCTTGTAAAAATTGAGGCTGTTTTAGAGGCATACATAAACAACAATACTTTTTATTCTACAGACACGTCATCCTCTTCTGGGTTGCTGTCTTTGCTTACATTGGAAAGCGGTAGCTATCAAACAATGGTTTCTAATAATAAATTTATTAATGACTACGGGTATGGCATACGCATTGAAAATGCAGACAGTCCAACTTACCCAGGAAAAGAATGTATTATTGAGAATAACGTGTTTGAAAGCGACATGACAAACGCATATTGTATATTGTCCGGTAATACAGAGGTTTCTGATTTTAACGTAAATAATAATACTTTTATCGGCAAGGTTCTTTTTTATAACAATGGCGCAACTATTGATAGCAACTACTTTAATGGCAATGGAGACACGGCCAATACGGGGATAACATTGCGCGGTGACAATCTTGTTTTTAAAAATAATACTATTCGCGGGTATCAATACGGCCTTACATTAGGAAGCACTGTTAGCGGAAGAATGGACAATCTTGCCGTAATTGGAAATTATTTTATTGGGCAGGACAATGATTCCGTTACTCTTAAATATTTGTTAGGAAATTCATCTTTTGCTAACAATGTGATCATTCACGAAACAGCAACTGGAATAGGGTCTTTGTATTGTTTTGGAAGCGGTACGGCTGCGGGTGAAGATATTTTGACGATCAGCAACAATACTATTGTTAGCCCAAATGCCCCGGCAGTTGTTGTGAATTCAATGAACGGAATTACAATTAAAAAGAATCAAATCACCGCAGCAACACGTTATAGCCTTACATCTACTGATGCTTATAACGAAGACGATAATGCCTTTACTACAACAACATTAACGGATATAGCGTCAAGACTTAATATTCAAGACAAATACGAAGGCAAAATGGTTTTTAATAAAACAAGCAATAAGCCTGTTTACGCAGCAGGAGCTGCCGCTGGCGATGTATGGGTAAACGCAACAGGCGCAACAGAAAACACGCCAGTTTAGATGGATAGCGCATGACAACTTAATAAAAAGTTGGCAGATTTAAAAAAATATAGCGTCCAACGATGTAAATATTTGAGGCAAATAAAATGTTAAAGACAGTATCATCAGTTGCAAACGCAATAGGTGCGTTGAATTACAAAGGCACTTGGAACGCGGCGACCAACACCCCGGCCATCGCGTCTGGCGTTGGCACTCAAGGCGATTACTACGTTGTGTCGGTTGCAGGGGCCACAGACCTTGATGGCATTACCAATTGGGGTATAGGCGATTGGGCTACGTTTAACGGCTCTGTATGGCAGCGCGTTGAAGGTGGTGCCGATGGTAACTTCGTAAATCTAACTGCCACTGGAACTGCAACTATTACTGGCCTGTCTAGCTTAAATGGCGGCCTTGAAGTTACAGGATTATCGACACTTGATGAGGCTCAAGTTGATAGCATAAACATTAACGATGACACTATTGGATTCTATCGTGACGATCCTACAATTGGTACTGGAAACCAGCTTGGTGTAGTTCAATGGGGTGGTGCTGATGGTGGCAATACTTCAAATGCCGCAATAAAAGTAGTTGCTGGGTCATCAAATTGGACAGTTTCCTCAACTCCAACAGATATACAATTTTGGACTACCGATCTTGGTAGTGATACCTCTAGAAAAGTAATAACTATTGATGAAGATGGAAATCTGAATTTAGATTCAGGATCAGGCAATCCGATATTAAACATCACTGCGGCAGGTGGCGGGGGAGCCGCTCAGATAACACTAGCTTCTACTGGATACACATCTGCAATCTATCAATATCAGGGGTCGGTATATCACTCCACGGCCTCTATTAGACCAGCAGTGGATAATTCTTCTGGTTGTGGTGGCCCTTCTCATCGCTGGACTACTGTTTACGCGGTGACAGGAACTATCAATACTTCAGATGCCCGAGAAAAGACAGCCGTTGCTGGATTAACTGCCAACGAGCTTGAGGCTTCAAAGTTATTAGGCAAAGAGATTGGTACTTATAAATGGCTGGCGTCTATTGAAGAAAAAGGTGAAGGCGCTAGAACCCACATCGGTATGACCGTACAACGGGCTATTGAAATTATGGAGTCTTGCAATCTTGACCCGATGGCTTATGGTTTTATCTGCTACGACGAATGGGAAGACCAGTTTATTGATCGCGATGCAGTACCTGCCACTGATGATACCGAAGCAGTTGATGCGTGGACTGAGCAGCTCACAACGGCAGGTAATCGTTATGGCTTTCGCTATGACCAACTAAATCAATTCATCGCTGCGGGATTTAACGCACGACTCGAAGCACTCGAAGCATAACAAGGAGCACACCATGTCCACATTCGTTCTGCCATTTGCGCCACTTGGGGCAACAGTATCATTCACGGCTGCTACACCAACGCCTCCAACTGCCGTACAAGCGCCAATAGGCGATACGTCAGGCACTAGCGCAGGTCAGTACCGGATCGTCAATGACAGCACTGTCACTGTATTCCTTGGTGTTGGTGCCACGTCTGCTGCAGCTATTGCAAACGCCAGCGCAGTGGCAACGTCTATCCCGTTACTTGCTGGAACCTGTGAAGTGCTGCGACTTGGCCCCAATGCGTTCTTCACTGGCAAGTCAGCGTCTGATACTGCTGTTGTATACGTCACACCAGGTCAAGGCATCTAGTCGGAGAGTCCCATTAACATCAAAGACCTAGCAGAGCGGTTCGAGTACGAGTCAGATGGCAAGATAGATACCTGGCGTATCATGAAGCCTGACGCTGACGGCAAGTATCGTGGTGATTGCGATGACTTTGCCCTGACCGCTCTGTTCATCGAGACCGGATCGCTATCGAGGTTCTGGTACGAGCTTATCTTCGGCAGCGCCAAGGTATTCTTGGTCACTACGTCGAATGGTGGCGGCCACGCGGTATTGAGATATAATGGGCGGTATATTGACAACTGGTCAAGGTCTTGGGTTTCACGCGAGCACATGGAATCCGTATATGGTCACAAATTCTCTGCCTGGCTCTTTCCGTGGAATGCAACGGCATTGAAGATGCTACTGGGCAAAATTAAGGGGTAGACATGGAAATTCCAATCCTGAGCGGTGTGTACGTCGATGCAGACCCGCGATTCAGGACTCTATACCCTGTCAACCTTGCGCCGGTTCCGGTGGCAACTGGGATCAGCAACAGCTACCTGCGACCAGGCGAGGGAATGGTTGCCGAGGCCGTTGGCATTGGCGTTGACCGTGGCGGCATTAACTGGAACGATGTTTGCTATCGAGTTTCTGGCAGCAAGCTAATCTCTGTCTCAGAAGATAACGTCGTGACAGAGCTTGGTGACGTTGGCGGCTCCACGTTCGACCAGCACGTCACGTTCAACTACTCGTTTGACCTGTTAGCCATCGCCAGCAATGGAAACCTATTCTACTGGGATGGAGCCACTCTCACCCAGGTGACCGACCCTGATCTTGGTACTGTTGTTGACATGGTATGGGTAGATGGCTACTTCATGACCACTGACGGCGAGTTCTTGGTGGTCACTGAGCTAAACGATCCATTTGCTGTCAATCCGCTGAAGTATGGTGCATCTGAGATTGACCCTGACCCTGTGGTCGCGCTGCTGAAGTTACGCAACGAGGTTCATGCGCTAAACCGTTACACCATCGAGGTATTTGATAACGTCGGTGGTGATCTGTTCCCGTTTGCTCGCATTGATGGCGCACAGATATCCAAGGGCTGCGTAGGGGTTCACGCCTGCTGCGTGTTCATGGAAGCAATAGCCTTTGTTGGGTCAGGCCGAAACGAGGCACCAAGCATCTACATGGGAGCCTCTGGGCAGACCATTAAGATCAGCTCTAATGAAATTGACACCATCTTGCTCGATTACACTGAAGAGCAATTGTCTATATCACTGGTCGAGGCTCGAAACGACAAGGCTCATGATTACCTGTACGTCCACCTTCCTGATCGAACTTTGGTCTATGACGCGACTGCAAGCGCACAGCTACGGGTGCCAATATGGCTTGTCATGACATCTGCCATCACAGGATTCTCCCAGTATCGCGCTAGATCATTTGTCTGGGCATACAACAAGTGGCTCATCGCAGATCCACAATCAACGGCATTGGGTACGTTCTCCGACACCAATGGCGCTCACTGGGGCGTTGATGTCCGGTGGGAGTTTGGTACGGCTATCGTCTATAACTCAGGCATGGGTGCAGTATTCCACGACCTTGAGCTGGTGGCCTTAACCGGGCGAGTTGACGCGGATACAGTCATCAGCACGTCATGGTCTTATGACGGGATCGACTACACTGCTGACGCACCCATCGCCACTGGTGGGCCGGGCAACTTCCAGAAGAGATTGTGCTGGCGGCGACAGGGCAAGATGCGTAACTGGAGGATTCAGAAGTTTACCGGCGACAGCAGGGCGCACCTGTCATTTGCCAGACTGGAGGCTCGAATTGAGCCATTGATGTTCTGATGGCCAATCCTAGACCACTAACACGCGAAGAATTGGCGAAGTTTCTGCCTGACCAGCGATCCATTCGGGCATTTGAGCAACTATTTGAGATTATCCCTGGCGACCTGATAACCCTGGTCAAGCTAATCGAAGAGGTTGGCATAGATGCCGTCTCAGCGATGGCTAAGGCCGAAAGCAACAGCGCATCCTTGTCACGCATAGCCGAGGCACTAGAGTTGCTCACAAGCGCCCCAGTTGCGCCTGAGATCAAGCACCCGGTAGTTGACGCAATTGATGTGGACAGATACGCGCCTATTGGTTACGCAAGGGGCAGGATGTGGTGGAACGATTTCGATGACACACTAAACATTGGCCACAAGAATGAAGTTGTACAGCAGGTAGGCCAAGAGACCTACATGCACGTTGAGAATGTCACTGGGTCGTTGATCCCAAATGGTACTGTAGTTGGGTTCGCTGGCGTCAATGGTTACATCAAATGCTCGCCATACATTGCAGACGGATCGCTCCCATCAGAGTATTTTATCGGAGTTCTTACTCAAGACTTGCTTGATGGCGAGATCGGCATGGCGACGCTGTACGGCAGGGTTCGAGACTTCGACACCACTGGTGCTGCGGCTGGAGAAGTCTGGGCCAAAGGCGATATTCTGTACGCCTCACCAACCGTCGCTGGGTACTTCACTAACGTGAGGCCAACAGCCCCTAATGCTGTGATAATTGTGGCTGCCGTTATGGTGGTTGACGCCACTGCTGGTGAGGTAATGGTTAGAACAACCGTTCCAATAGGTTTGTCTTATGCTAACTACTATTCAACTATCGATCAGACGCCAGTAGCACCCAATACGGCCTATGAGGTTACGTTTAATGGAGCTGGATCAGAACAAGGCGTGTCATTGGTATCTGGCACAAGACTTACCGTAGATGATGCTGGGTTATATCAAGTAAACGTCAAGTTCCAAGCGACATCATCCACCGCGTCATCGTCTACGATTTACGCATGGATAGCGATTAACGGTACTGACGTGGCCAACAGCGGGGCAAACTTTACTATTAAGGCCAACGGCGACACCAAGCTAATTTCTTATATGTACCAAGTCAGCCTTATTATTGGAGACTACGTTGAGGTTCGATGGGCTGCAGACACAACTAGCTTACGACTTGACGCAACACCTGCAACAGCATTCTCGCCTGCAGCGTCATCCGCATCAGTTTTCTTAACGCAGATACAACTTTAAGGTGAAATCATGACAGTCAGCAACAAGGTATTGATCGCCCCGGTACTGCTCGCAGCATCGCAGGTAACGCTCTACACAGCACCGACAGGAGCCAAGGCAATCATCGACAAGGCCACTGTGACCAACACTCACCCAACGGATAACATTGCCATATCTGTTAACCTGGTGGCGTTTGGCGGGTCTGCTAGTGCCACCAATCTACTGGTAGATGCAAGAATAGTCGCTGTTGGCGAGACCTATACGCTTCCTGAGATGGTAGGCCATAACCTGGCGACCGGCGACTTCATTAGCGTACTGGCTTCTGCCGCGTCATCTCTGTCTCTGCGGGTGTCTGGTAGAGAGATAACTTGATTGTAGTTGCCAAATAGCCCAAAATGTGGTCAGGCGAGTATCCGAGTTCCGTCTGCTCAAATGTTCCCTGAAAAGGAGATGATAATTGAGCGTAGCACTGGTTAAACCATTCGCAATAGCCAAGCATGAGGGTGTCGAGCAAGTTGAGGCCGCGATGCTGAATCTGCCACAGGTTGATTGCCCTGTCGTTCATAGATTTGGCCCAGGCATATACATTCGTGAGGTTACGATGCCTGCAGATACGTTTGCTATTGGCCACCGCCATAAGTCCAGAAACTTAAATGTTATGCTCACTGGCAAGATAGTCATGCAAAGAAATGGCGAGATGATAACCATTTCAGCGCCGTTTGTTTTTACCGCCGAGCCTGGACGAAAAGTGGCATACGTCGTTGAGGAGTGCGTCTGGCAGAACATCTATGCCACCGATGAGACTGACATTGATAAGTTGGAGGAAATGTTCCTCGACAAGAGCGAAACATGGGTTGATCACGAAAAAGAGCACAAATCATTTCGTGTTACTCTTCGACAGTCTGACAGAGATGATTACGAGCAGTTTCTGACTGAGTATGGGTTTGAAGAGGCATGGGTACGAGCTGTTTCAGAAAACACTGATGATCAAATTGAGATGCCTGCAGAGTGGAGCGGTGTCGCTAATGTCAGGCCGTCTGATATTGAAGGTTCTGGATTATTCCTTAGCGCCGCAATATCTGCAGGGTCAATAATTGCACCGGGCAGGCTTGGTGGCAAAAGAACCCCAGCAGGAAGATACGTCAATCACTCATCTACACCAAATTGCTTTTATTTGAAAACAGAGTCCGATGACGTTTACCTGATTGCCAAGAGAGATATTATTGGGTGTCAGGGCGGCGACCAGGGCGAAGAATTAACAGTTGACTACCGTCAAGGAATAGCCTTGGCAAATAATGGAGCAGAAATATGTCATCCTTAGCTGCAGGTGTTATAGGCGGTGCAGCCACCGCTATTATCGGTTCAGCCGTTGTTGGCGGCGTCATGCAATCAAGGGCTGCAGGCAAAGCCGCAAAGGCCCAGCAAGAATCATCTGCCGCCAGCATTGCAGAGCAACGTTCTCAATTTGAGGCTATGCAGCGCACGCTGAAACCATACGTTGATGCAGGTTCCCCCGCGCTAAGACAGATTGCGTCTTATGCAGATGTTGCTCAACCGGCGCTTAATGAGCAACAAGCATTGATTGGAATGTTCGGCCCAGAGGCTCAACAGCAGGCCATCAATAAAATCGAGCAGTCACCACTGTACTTGGAGCAAGTTCGCCAAGGCGAGAACGCCATTCTCCAGCAAGCATCCGCAACTGGCGGTCTTCGCGGCGGAAATATCCAGGCAGCACTGGCGCAGTTCAGACCAGCGGTTCTATCTCAGATGATTGAAGACAAATATACAAAGCTGGGCGGCATGACTGACTTTGGTGGAAGCGCGGCACTGAATCTTGCAAAAATGGGCCAATCGTCTGGTGCTGGTGTCGGTGCGGCAGGCATGGAAATGGCGTCTAACATTGGCAACTTGAACAATGAAACTGCTTACGCACAACAGCAAGCTGCACTGACAAAAGGTCAGGCATGGGGCAATGTAGCTGGCGCAGTTGGGTATTTGGGTGGCCAAGGTTTGAAGGGCATTGGCCCATTTGCTTAAACATAGGGAACTATCATGGCAGTAGACTATTCAAGTTATCAGACAGACCCTCTTCAAATGGCTATTCAAGGCTATAAAGAGGGTGGTGCTATTCAAGCAGCGAGACAGCAGCAAGCAATTGGTCAGCAGACTCTTGAGCTGAACAAGATGAAGATTGATGAGTACAAGAAGGCTCAAGCTAAAAAGCTGGAGTTTCAAACCGCACTGGGTGGCCTTGGGGAGAGCCCGAGCGAACAAGACTATAATAAACTAATAGTTCGGTTTCCGAACATGGCCGCGATTCTCAAAGAGCCGTATGAAATGCTTAGTTCTGAAGGGAAACAGGTAAAGCTGACGCAAGCCACTCAAGTCTTGGCGGCATTGAAGTCTAATAGCCCAGAAACGGCTATTACTTTATTGGAGAGATTTAAGGCCGCTGCTGAGAATTCAAATGACGGTGCTTCAGCCGCTGGTTCTCAGGCGCTAATTGATTTGATAGGGCTTAATCCGAATGCTGCCCGTGATGCCGCTGCGTTATCTGTTGCCGCTGCAGCAGGCCCAGAACAGTTTGCGTCTATCTACGAAAAGATCAGCAAGGTTGGTGCCGAGGCAGCATTGCAGCCTGGTTTAATCGCCAAGCAAGACTTTGAGTTGATAAAGCTAGGCACGGATATGGGCATTCCCCCAGAGCAAACCCAAAAGATTATAACATCATATCGCGGCGCTGGCCTGTCACCTGACGCAAGCGAAAAACTGCTCATGCTTGAGGCTGGAGCACCCGGATCAAAGATATACGATCCCGAAAAGCGTTATTCCGCGTCGAAGGACTTGAGAACTGAGTACAACAAGCGTACTGGCGATTTAACAGGAAGCCGTATCAACTATGATAAAATGATTGAGTCTGCAAAAATACAAGCAGGTCTTGGTGATGTTGCGCTGATCACTGCATTTATGAAGATGCTTGACCCTGGCTCTACTGTTAGAGAGTCTGAGTTTGCAACTGCAAGAGATACTGCTGGCCTATATGCTTCATTAGAAAACTATTTGGAAAAAGTTAGGACGGGCGAATTTTTAAGTGAGTCCCAGCGTAAGGTTTTTACGGACTTGGCTGGAAAATATCTTGAAGCTGCAGAAAAGGATGGAGCCAAGACCCGCACGTCAATGGAGGGAATCGTTGATCGACTTGGATTGAACCCTGCTGACGTTTTTGTTGATGTAATAGAAGAAGCAGAAGCCGCAGCCTTTCCAGTAATAACAACGCAAGAAGAAGTTGACGCATTGCCATCTGGATCTGTGTTTATAGAAAACGGCAAACCATACAGGAAACCATAACTAATGCCTTCTAAATTTGGCGGTATACCTGTCCTAAGCGTCAGCAAGTTTGGTGGCGTTCCGGTGACTGATGAAGAAGTCATTGCTCCAGAACTTGGAAGCATGGAAACTGCTGCCGAGATACCAGGTCTTGAGCAGCCGTATCCAGCCCCACAACCCGAACCGACTATGGGCGAATATGCTACTGGCGCAGCAGAGACGCTTGGAACGATGGCCACTGGAGCAACCACTGGACTCCTTGGTGCTGTTGGTGGAGCTGTTGAAGGTACGGCTAGGTCAATTGCTGGAGGCCAATACAAGACAGAAGGTTTTGCGCCAATGGCAGCAGAATACGCTCAAAGGGGAATGCAAGCCGGTACATATGAACCTAGAGGTCGGGTTGCGCCGGAAGTATTAAAAGCCATTGGTGAGCCGTTATCACAACTGCCCCCGGTACTTGGAGCAGGCGGTCTTCCAACAGCAGGCAGAGCTGCCAGAGCTGGCGCAGCGTTACCTGGAGAAATGGTTTCTGCAGGAATGGAGCGTTTACCAGGTGCCGCAGGTCGAGCTGAAACCGCTAGAAGTGTAGGAGCTGCAC